ATCTTAGACAATCTTGGCCTCCCTTGCTGTGTCCTGTACCAGCATGTGATCAGCAGGATAGCTCTTCAACTTGCTTGGCCAGAAACTAGTATTAATAAATCTTTCAATCATTTGTAATTGTTCGTCGTTAAGTGATTTTAACATCCTTTTGCCTGCGTTGCAACCTAACAACAGCCATGGACTTATCTTTCCCTGCTGTATGTGTTGCACTGCCCTGTTGGTGTTGACCAAACGGAAGTAGTCACTCCATTGTGCGTTTTGTTCTGTTGCCCAGTCCATCATTGTTGCAATACTCCTCTGTAGTGCGGCCTCCACGGGTTCCGATTTTAATGCTTCTATGAGATACGTTTCGTACAAGTCATCCCTGGACCAATGATCCAACTTAATTTTTGATCTCAACACAAACTCTATGTACTTCTCTGGATACAGTGGATTAATATGCATGATGAAACGGCCGAACTTTACAAAGGCATTGTAGTACGAACTCTTAACGAAATCATCGTACGTCTTTGTTTTCGAATTGTGCTGATGTATCTGATAGAATCTCTGGAACACCATGAATGCATTCACCACCCATTTTTCATCTCTTTGCAGATATCTCCTCTTGGGCTCGCACAGATGTACTTGTAGTGTACGTTCTTTAGCAAACTCCTTGCCACAGTATGTGCATTTATTTGTCGATGCCATGTGCTTCTATCAGTTCCTCTAGTTCCCTGTCTGTGATCACCTTGTCCAACGTCTCTAGATCTGATTCCTTCCACGTGGGGTATATTTGTTGCAGTTTTTTAAGACTCTTGTTTGGCACACGTTTCATGGGTTTCAGCCATGGATGAAACTGCTGTGTCTCCGCCCCACACATAGCAGTCAGTGTCCATAACAGTTTCTTGTGTTTACCTAATGTAAAGCAGTGCTTGTTCACACACTCGTTGACCATTTCTATGTAATGTTCCACGTAAAAAGGATCCTTGGATGACACACTGGAAACGTATCTCATCAGCATATAAGGTGAATACAAGGATTTCTCCTTCTCGTCTATCCTGTCAAAATAATCTTTGTTCCTGAAGTCAACGGCTTTTAATCCGTTCCTTAAATCAAAGAATTTTCTATTTTTTTCTACTGGCATATTTTAGTGCAAACATTGTGCATTCTTTTGCTGTTACAAATGTTAATTTTATTTTATTGTGTTTGTGTTGTAAACCTGAAAATTGGAATTTGTGTTTTTTCATAAAGTCAAAGAAACTATACATCCAGTCCTCATCCATCCACACAGCGATCTTGTTGCTGGTTATCATGATGGGTGCGTCTATTGTGATTGACTTCCTACCAGACGGAGCCATAGTCCACCTGTTCGCATTGCCTCGAGATGTCCTTGACGAAGTAAGCACACATGGGTTTTGGACCGTTGTTTAGCGGAACGGCCAGCATCTGTCCTGTTTTGATTTTCGGGAAGTACCATTTTACTTCCGTGTAAATGTCTACCACATCTATAGGATAGAAATCTGGCTTTGGACTTGATAGAGGATTGAAAGTGAATGCGTCAAACCCTCGGTCATTTAGACTGGTGATTGGCAACACGTGCATCTCGGATTGTCCTGCTTCGCCTATAAGCATTTTCCAATCCAACGGCATCTTTATCTTGTGAGGACCAATTTCCAACACCGCCGCCGGTGCATTGAAGCTCTCGAGGAATATCAACGGTATGTAGAAGAAATCAGGATTGGCCGGATCGGAATTGTCCAGTACAGCAAACCTTAAATTCTCATCTACCCATTCTGGTATTTTCTCTAACTTGTATGTTCTGTTATCCAGTGTAAGGATTTTCATAATTTATCTTTTCTATATTATACGGGTAATTGGCCTCTTTGTAAAACTTTTTCCTTGCCCCTAGATGTCTTTTTGCAAACTTGCAACTGCTGGTAATATCCCAGATCTGTACACTGTCCTTGTCCTCGGCCTTCCTGATCCCACGTCCTATACTCTGTATGACCCTGACAAACGACTTGCCAGGTTCTATGAGAACAAGATTAAAAATCCTAGGAATATTAATACCAACAGAGGCAACTCCATATGTGGCGATAATAACTTTATTTGTTGCAGTAGATATTTCATCATATTGTTCCTTCCTATCTGTGTTTTTGGTTGATCCTGATACGAACACCGCATCGTCTATCTGTTCTTCTAATATCTCCCCGGCAGAGATCCTGTCCACAAGTATCAGCGTGTTGCCCGAACTGGATATGTCTTTAATCGTGTTGGCTACCCATTTCATCCTTGTCTTGTCCGTGGTCAGCCATTTCAGTTCTTCTCCGTAGGTCTTGAACTGTGGATGATCCTGCGTCTGTAACACATTCACATGACAGTTTGCCAACACACCTTTGTCTTGTAATTCGCTGGCCTGTATCCTGTTGGACACGTCACCTATGCTACATTTCAAACCCATGAATTCATAATCTGCTTTTGGCACAGTACCTGTGAGACCCCAACGTATGCCGCAGTGTGCGAATGGTCCTGTCAACAATCTTTTCAGTACATCTGCTTTGGCCATGTGCACCTCATCAATTATTACTGTGTTGATGCCTTGTATGGCCTCCAGAAAGTCTGTTGTGTGCTCGTCCTTGCTTTTCTTTTCTAACACATTTAGTGACTGCCATGTTGCAATCGTGTTGAACCTACCCAACTCTTTCCTGTCGCCGTAGTACACACCCACGTCTAAGTTACAAGCAAGGAAGTCCTCTTCTGTCTGTGTGACAAGACTCTTGTTTGGAACAATGGTCAGTGTACGACCGTAAGGCTCAACCAATTGGCACAAGGCCGCTGTAATGATTGTCTTACCTGCACCAGTGGCGATCTCCTGTATGCTTTGTGGATGTTCTATGAATTTGTTGATCGTCTCTACTTGATAGTCTCTTAGTTCTATTGGTTGTCCTGCCACAGGATGATTCTCGGGCCATTTTATATGTGACAGATAATTCTTATCAACTGCTTTGAATTCAAAGTTGTGTTGTTCTCTTTTGTCCTCAACATCTATGTACACACCACCCTCGTCCAGTATGGGAAGTATTTGATCAACCAGGTTTAGATATGTTGTACCACCCAAACCAAAGAATGACACTTTACCGTCCCACCTGCCTAACTTGACTGCGGGAAGATGTCTAGCATATGGTATCTCGTATTTGAATTTGTTTGATAATCTCTTACGCCATTCGAGGCTTAGGTTCTCGAACTTCACATTCACTTCATCTTTTATTACTAATTTACAACTGCTCATATTTAAAGTTTTACTATAACGTGATCATGCCAATCCCAATTACTCGGTTGGTGATCACTATAATACAACTTTTTTGGAAGATTTTCAAGCATTCTTTTTAGATTGTCTGTGCCAGTGGCATAATAACCACCACCCAGTGCAACCAATGATGCCATTGGTTTTACCTTGCTCTTGATCAATGCTCTTGGTATCCTGTTTCTCACAAATATAATTTTTGTTTGTTCATTGATTAATTTAAACTGTTTACTCATTTGATGTAACTCATACAAGTTTTCAAAGAACTCTTTTGATTTTTGATTATCTAAGAGATATGTTCTTTCGCTGTTGAAACGTTCCAGGTCCTTTTTATAGATAGGCTCTTTCACATCAAACCCCCAACTACATTCATTCAATAAGTCAACACCGTGTGCCTTGAATGCGTTCATCCATTCCCAGAACTCTTTGACATCGTCTTCCATGTGAATGTCACCACTCACGGGCATTACTAGAGGAAAACAATCCAATTCTAGCAATCCCTTGACAACTTCTTTCTTGCTGAATCCCTTTGAGTCTATCCACAACTTGTGGTAATTGTTGTGTGCTACTTTGTAGGCCACCATGGTCTCTGCTGGCACGTTGATGCCCTTGGTTGATATGTTGAAGTTCTTCAACGAGTCCGCTTGTGCCAATGCAGTTTTATCTTTTAGATTATCATTCCAATATTCCTGTAGTGGTTCAGGTGCATTGTCCAACACAATCTTACCTGCTATCAATCTTGCTGTGGGTTTACGATGTCCTATTATTTC